TCACCGATCGCCACGACCACGGCATGTGAGCGCTCGCCCGACGGGAAGGCGACCAACGCTTCGGCGCCGTCCATGGGCACCGCGGTCAGCCCGTAGGGCTCCCAATGCTCCACGCTGTCTTTGCGCTCGTCCTTCAAAATCGACACGTCCACGCGCTGCATTTTTTTGGCGCTGTCGGTCTTGCGCAGCACGCCGCGCGCCATCGTCTGCGTGGCCCTGCGGCCCGCGTCTGCCTGCGCCTGCCTCATGATGTCCTCAATTCTCGACCTTCGGGCCGTCCCAAATCTTGCCGTCGAAATCGCCGCCGGCTTTCTTTCCGCCCGACTTCCCGCTGCCCTTCTTGCTGAGGGCACCGAAGGGGACGAGCTGCAGCTTGGTCGAGGTCGGGCCCTGGCCCTGGCTGTGGGTGACCTGCTTGATATAGAGGGTCCGATCCAGGTAGAGCGACGGGCTCGACACCTGCACGGCGTCGCCCGGCGTCCACAGCTTGTCCTCGGAGACATGCCAGCCGAGCACGGTGATGTCGGCCACCAGCCCCTTGCCTGCGCGCACCGCACGCTCGAACTCCAAGCCGTTGCGCAGATCCTTCATGGTCAGGGGCTTTTCCGGGGTGACGATCAGCGGCCGATGGCGCGGCACGCTCTCATCGTCCACCTCGTCCCCGATCTCCGACGCGTCGGACCCCCAGATTTCATCGGTGCCCGCCACCTGGCTCTTGCCGATGATTTTGGAATGCCGCTCCTCGGCGGTCAGCGCTGCGCGCCCCTCGAAGATGTTTTCGCCCTCGATCAGCTTTGCGACCGGCCCGCTTTCCTGCGCCTCATCGATCACCAGCCGCCCCGACGGGTCGTCGTGCAGGACCACGCCGCGCGAGCGGGCGAGATCGTCCAGGGTCCGAAAGACGGTCGAGCCGGGCTCCACCGATACGTCGCTGAAGGTCTCGCCCAGGTCCGCCTTGGCGAGCACCTGGATGCCGAACGGCTTGCACAACTGGTTGCCGATGGCGTCGAGCTTGTAGCCCTTGAACTGGCCACCCGGAACCACCGCGCTGCAGTCCACCAGATCCCCGGTCTTGGACCGGCCGGCGACATGGATGCCGCGCTGCGTGGCGTTATAGGCCGGCTCAACGCGGTCCACATAGCCGGTGATCGCCAGCACCCCGCCGAGCGACACTGTGCAGGGGTCGAACAGATTGATGGGCCACCCGACTTGTTGCCCGCCCTCGGCCCAAGTGTCGATCACGGCGAGCGAGAAGGTCGAGGCAGCGGCGTCGAACGCGCGCGTCACCTCGACCGTCTTCCAGCCCCCATATTCCCGGTCGCCGATGGCGATCCAAGCGCGCAGGTCGTCAATCGGTATCATGCCGTGAGCGCTCGGATTTCGCGCGGCATGAAGTCGGGATGCAGCGCGCCGGTCTCCGCCACCACCTCACCCGCCCGACTGGCATCGCGCCACAGGCGATGCGCAATGACCAGCGCCGGCAAGGACCGGGACAGCGTCACCGATGCGAGACGCGGCAACGGCCGTCCGCGCTCAAGCAGATCCCGCACGACATTGGCGTGCAGCTTCCGCAGCGTGGCCAGCAGGTCGGATTGCCGCGCCACCGCCGCGATATCGATCTCAGCATCAAACCGGCGGGTGATGGCGGTGCGCAGCGCGTCCGCCTGATCGCGCGAGGTCAGGTCCTGGTCCATCAGCGCACGCGCCTCCTCGATCAGGAAGAGCCGGCGCACGAGGTCCTGCACGCAAACGGCATCCGGTTCGATGGTGGCGGGGAGCGCGGATGCCGGTGCGGCGAACACCTCCGCACCAGCACCAGCGACGCGTAGGGCGGCGACAATGGTCGGCAGTGCCGTCGCCGCATCCGTCGCTGGGCTGATGGAATTCTGAAGGTCGAGGGTGGAGAGCGTGGCTTGCGCATGGGCGGTGCTGTCGCTGGCGACAAAATGGAGCTGGCTGAGATTGTTGGTCACCGCCAGAACGGTGTCGTTGACGATGGACTGGCCGAGCTGGTCCAGTGCACCGAGCTCGGCGGCGTAAATGCCGCTGATCACCGGGACGGCGGCATTTGCGGCCGCGAAGCCGGCGGCGCCCGCCAGGACATTGACGATCAGGCCGGGCGTGGTGCCCTTCTCGACAAACTGCAGGTCGAGCACGGCCATGCGGCCGCTGTCCACACTCTCGCTGTGGCGCACCGTCTCGCATTCGACCAGAACCTGCCCTTCACTCGGAAGGGTCAGTTGGCCCGCGCCGTTTGCCTCGCATGCGATCGCCAACGCCACCGCGCGTGCGCCGGCGTCCGGTCCGAGCAGGAAGGCGCGGAAGCTCCAGCGCCGCGCCTTGCGCCCGTGGCTTTCGGTATAGGGGACGTCACGACCGTGGAACTCGTTCACCTCAAGGCGCTTGCCCTTTTCCCCTGACGCGTCGAGGACATGGAAGCGCACACCGCGGAACGAGGCGGGACGATAGGCCATCAGCCGGTGCCTTCCATGGCATAGCCCATCTTCATGTTGACGCCGCTGAACAAAGGCCCCGAGGAATCGGCCTGCGCCTTGGTCCCCGGCGGGGCGTTGCTGAAGCGGATATCGAGCGTCGCGGCGGAGCGCTGGCCGCCCGATTGGATAACGCCGGCCTGGGCCGCCTTCTCCAACAAAGAGCCCTGCTGCTGATAGCCAGGGTTGCTGCGGCCCGGGCCATAGGTCGAGGGCTGGGCCGCCTTCTCCAACAAAGAGCCCTGCTGCTGATAGCCGGGGTTGCTGCGGCCCGGGCCATAGGTCGAGGGCTGTCCGCCTGGGACGGTATTCTGGTTGTTGAGAGGCGATCCGCGCGGCGCGCCTGCAGGGGCGATGCTGGGCGCGGAAAACGTCATTGAATTCCAGAGCGCCTTGACCTTGTTGATGGCATCCATGAAGGGGCCGACAAGGTACTTGTTCAGAAGGTCAACAAGCGGCTGCGTGGCCTCTTCCAGCATCTTGTTCAGATCGACGCCGATCGCGTCGCCGATCATCTTGACGATCCCCTTGACCGCTGCCCCGCCAGCGTCGAGAACTCCGCCGAGCATGTTGGTCACGCCAGCGATGATGTTGCCGTCCATCAGTTGGCGGAATCCATCGCCGACCCGACCGATGGCGGCGGAGAATTCGTTCCAATTGTAAATGGCGCCAGCGATCAGCCCGAGCCCGAGGATGACCGGAAGGCCCGCGGCAGATGCTGCGAATTTGCCGAAATTTACCGCTAGCTGGAGCAGGCCTAAGCTGAAATTTAACAGCGGCGCCAAAAGTGCGGCCGTTAGAATAGCGCCCAGGCCAATCAGCACATTGCCCCAGCCACCCACCTTCTGCGCGAACGCATTAGCACTGGCGGCGAATTCCCGCATCTGCCGCCCGATCTCCTTGAAGTCGAGGTCCCTGACGTATGACGTGAGGTCCAATATCGCGTCCGAAATCGAGGTGGCAAGCCACTCCTTGTTGACCTTCATCCACTCGATCATGTCCTTCACGATGGGACCGATGGTCGGCGCCAGATTCGCGGCAATCTGGACAGCGACCCCGCCCACCGCATCGCCGAGGTCTTCCAGGTCGTCTCCGAGTTCATCGGCCGCAGCCACGTCGGCATCGGACAGAACAATACCGAGGTCCCTGGCTTTCTTCGCCATAGCAGCCAGATAGCTGCTACCACCGATCAGCATCGGAATGAGGTCAGCGCCAGTCTTGCCAAATAAAATCATCGCCGCAGCGGTGCGCTGAGCGGCATTCCCATTCTTCATGAAGGCATCAGCGATCTTCGGCAGCACATCTTCAAGCTTCATGCCCTTGATATTAATGCCCATCGCTTTGAAATATTCGGCGGCCTTCTTGTTCTTACCCGCCCGGATCTCTGCAAGAACCTTGTTAAGCCTCACAAATCCTGTGTCCATGGACTGAGAGTCGACACCCACCTTCTTGGCGGCATGCCGCAGTTCCTGGAGCTTTTCGGCCGACATGCCGATCTTCGCGGACGCGTCGGCGAGGCCACCACCTAAAGCGGCGAACTTTCCCACCGTCATACCAGCGAACCCGACTGCGGCGCCTTGGACGCTGGCATAGGACACCCCAAGGGCGCCGAGGCTTACCGCTACCCGGCCGATGGCAGATCGCACGCCTCCGAATGCGCCGCTGGTCCGAGACGCCTGCGCGGCCAAACCGTCAAACGCCCGGTTGCCGGCGACACGGCGCATGCTGGCGCTGATCTGTCGAAGGATGGGTGTCACCCGGTCGGACAGCTCAGCGACGCCTCTAATGTCCAATGGTCCGGCCATTGCTCACCCCATGAAAAAAGGGCGGCCGAAGCCGCCCTTGTTCGTCGCCCAGATGCAGAGGCCGTTACTGTGCCTTGCGATAGGACGCCAGTTGATCTTGTGCGTTCGCGGTTCGCGCTGCGGTCAAGAGTTCTTTGGAGACGACGCGCTTGCCAACGGGGAATAGAGATATTCCAGCGAGCTTGAAGTCTTGCAGGCCCAGCTGAATGCCGATGATGGTTATGAACATCAGGCATCCGTGAATAATGTGTCCAAGGGCCAGTATCAGACCAAGCGGAAACCAGATGATATTCGCCAGAAGTCGAAATATCTTGATGCCCGCACTGCTACTTCCAGTCAGTTCAGAATGCGAGATTACGTCGCGCCCGAACGGCATTAGGTTCATCAGACCGATTTCCCAGCAGGCTCGAGCCCACGGCAGTCCGATGATGGAAATCGTCATCAACACGGCGGCTGCCCACCATATCAACGCTAGTATCCATCCCCCCAGCAGAAACCAAAGAATGTTGGCGCCGGTCCGCATGAAATTACCCCTTACCCCGATGCTGGTGAAGCTTCAGGTTGAGCACTTCGGGTTCCGCGCGTCAACGGCCAGCCGCGCCTTCCACGACGTCGCGAATTGACCTCACCCCTACTTGCCGAGACGTTCCAGGAACGCGCGTGTATCAGCTTCATCCTGGAGCAGCTCGGAAACTGGCTTCGCCAGATAATGGTCCGGCGTCGTCTTCCAGACGTGGGCGAGGTCAAACGTCAGCGCGATCAGGGCGCGGGCGTCGAGGGCATGAAAAAAGGGGCGAGGGCCGCCGCCAGCGGAAGCCAGTCCCCCGCAGCGATGTCGTCGACGGCGGACGGCGTCAGGGGCGGGTTGGACAGCACCGCCACATACTGGCCAACGCGCTCCATGTCGAAATCGACGCCCCCTTCTTTGAACAGCAGAGGTGATCCGATGCGGCGCACCTCCTTGCCGGTCGGCTCACGCAGTTCGAACTTGCTGACCTTCTCTCCGAAGGAGGTGACCGGGCGGCTCAGGGTTACCTTGGCGTTCTCCATCACATCATCCTTAGGCGTTCGCCGGCATCAGCTCGTCGCCGGACAGGCCCTCGAAGCGGAAGGCGACGCGGCCTTCCGCCGGCGCGGCGGTGGCCTCGGCGGCGTACCAGGCATTGCGGATCACGATCACCCGGCCATCGGGGCATTCCGCCATCACCGTGGCATCGGTGGTGGCGTGCAACGTCTCGATGGAAACCGTGGGCGCGGTGGTGATCTGGCCGGAGATGTAGGGCACCTTCGGCGTTTCCTTGAACCCGTGCACGCCGTCGAGCCCGACGACGCCTTCGCGGGTGGAAGGCGTCACGTCGTATTCCAGCTCCTGCACCGGATATTGCGTCGAGCCCACCTTCAGGTAGGAGACGCCGGCAACTCGTTTTCCCATGGGTGCCTCCCGATCAGGTCAGATCGCTGGTGGTACTATATTGAAGTCTAAATTGGGCCAAGACGGCGAACACGACGAGCTGGTTCACCAGGTCCGGCGGCCACAGGACATTCAGGCGGTTGGGGTCGGTCCCGTCCCGCTCCACCACGAGGTTGTCCTTGAACGCCTTGGCATTCTCCACAAGGCCGCGCTCTTCCAACTCGCGGAACTGCGCGACCAGCCGCGCCCGCACAACGTTGGGCGTGACGATGGCCTGGCCGGGCCCGAAGCGGGTGCCGTCGTTGGCAAGCTTGTGGCGCGGGTATTCGCTGGTGATGATGGCGCGCTGTTCCCGCAGGATGCGCGCCAGCGTCGCACGGGTCTCAATCCGCCGATAGGCGCGATCCTCGACCCCGTAGGAATTCGTCTTGTAGGTGGTCACGGAGGTCTCAATCATGATCTGTCCGTCGCGGGTGACGTCGTGCGTCCATCCGCCCTGCAGGGCGAGGGCGGCCCGTTCCGATTTCATGAAGCGGTCCTTCGCCGGCGCGGGCAGGGCGCCGGTGAGCAGAAGCGTTTGCAGGGGCCGCGCCGGATCGGCATTCAGCGCCTGCGCGGCGGCCGCCGCATTAAGGGCTGCGATCTCCCACACCGGGGTCGGTACGGTCGCCTCGACCATGTCGATGGACATGCCCGGATCGTTGCGCGCGGCGAGGAAAGTCAGGAGCGCCGCATAGGTGCCGCGCTTGGCGGAAAAGCCCCAGCCGTAAAGCTGGCGGTCGAACGCCCACCGCGCGACGATCAGGTCGCGGAACGCGTCGAGCGAAGCCGTATCGGTGAACGGGAACGCATTATGGTCGAACTCCTGGTCGCCCAGGTTGGCGATGGCGGAGGTGAAATCCGGGGCGCCGGTGCCGCTGGCCATAGCCGTGATGGTGAGCGTGAGGCCGGCCGGAAACGCTTCCCCGCCCAGGCTGCCGAGGTAATTCGTCTCGACGCGGATGTCGTTGCCGCTCTCACCCTTCCATTTGCAGGTCAGGGTAACGGTGGAAGTCGTGGCGGCGGCGGTGACAGGGAGATCGGTCGCGGCGGTGATCGCGGTCGCGATCTTGGTGGCAGTGGTCGCGGTCGTATCCGTGGCAGCGACGGCGATGCTGACCTTCTGGCCAGCGATGTACAGAAAGAGCGTGCCTGCCGAGGTCGGCGGTGTGGCGATGACAACCGTTCCGGTGGCCGCCACGCCGGCCGGTGGTTCCGCGATCGGAACCACCCACACTTCGCCCGTGGTGTTGCGCCGGCGAAACGCCGTCAGCATGCGCGCCGCCATCGAGCCGGCGCCGAACAGGGCTGCACCCTGCGCGGCCACGCCGACAGGGATCGGCACACCGGCTTCCGCCGTGCCTGCGGCGAGCTTCACGCCCCACAGCAGCGCGCGGTCGGAGATGATGATGCCGCCGGCCTTGGAGGGGTCCACCTCGGCCCAGAAAAGCGGCAGCGGCCAGTTGCTGGGAATCTGGTTGAAAGACACAGCCATCGCCGTCACTCCTTCGTGGTCTTGGCCGGCGCGGGCGCGGGCTCATCGGTGTGAAGGCTGACCTCGGCGACAGGAGGTTCACCCTCGATCACGTCGCCGTCCCGCAGGCGACGCATGAGGAACTGGTCGTGAGGCCACCAATCGCCGACCTCGGGCAGACGGGCGCCCGTATCGACATGGATGACCACTGCGCCGGGCCAGCCGGGCAGCACGTATTTCTGTTGCATGGTGGGGGCTCCTAAAGGTCCAGGCCGTCGGCGCCGTATTCCGGCCCATTGGGGACGCTGCCGCGGATCGATTTCAGATCGACGCCGGTCCCGCCGTAATCCATCCGCCACGTGGCGGTGATCTCTATCGAGAGGTCGAACAGGGTCAGTTCGTTTTCCGCCCCCTGCCGAAGGGTGGTCTCCACTGTCTCCACGGCCTCGACCCCAGCGAGCCAATCGGCATCGTTCAGCAGGGATTCGAGGATGGCCGTCTCATCGGCGAGTAGCGCGTTTTCCAGCACTTCGCCGTCGTCCGCCGTGCGGCGCATCACGATCATGATGGTGGCCCGGGCGAGATAGCTCGGAGCGCCGAGGTTAGCCCGGCCCTCGCTCTCCAGCCGCGCGCGCCGCGCAGTGATCGCCAGCGCCGGCAATTGCTCGGCCGTGACCGGCAGCCAGGGCGCGCGGATCACGGTGGGAATGATGCCGGCGGCAATGAGCCGGTCCGCCGTGCGATCGCGCAGCGCGCGCAACTCGCTCATCCGGCCACCTTGCGCAGCACCACCGTGGCGCCGCCCTGGCCATCGGGTTCCGCGAAGACGACCATGAAGGTTTCCGTGCCGATGACGATACGGTCCTTCTGCAGCGGCATCACTGGCCACTCATCAATGCGGATGCCGAGACGGGGCGCGACGGACTCTTGCACCGATCCGTCATCCGAAGGGACCTGGACATAGGCCCGGTCGAAGATCCCACGCACCTGGTGCTCGCCACCGGCGGCGGGCTTGAACACGACAGCGCGGGAGAAAACCCGCATCGCCGGGCCGAGCACCAGGCGCGAGAAATCAACCATGGGTCAGGTCCGCTTGCCGCGATGCAGGGCGGACGGGGCGACACACACCGGCAGCGGGTAGGAATAGACCTCGACGTCGGCCCAGGCGTTCCGGTCCTTGTCCAGCACGATCCAGGAATAGACCTGCGCTCCTGGCGTGTTGACGAAGTCGAAGGTCTCTGCCGGGGCATAGGCAATCTGGAAGATGCCAGCGTTGACAGGGAAGAACTTCACCTTGTCCGTGCCGATCGACACCGCGCCATCGTCGGATCCGCGATAGTTGATCCAGGTGATGTTGCCGTAGTTGAACTGCTGGTACGGTGCCCCGAAGCCGTTGCGCAGATCGGCAGCGGCTTGCGTGTTGAGGAAGGTCTTCTCGACCTCTGGGTGTCCGGTGAGGTCATCCCAGAATGCGTCGCCGCACAGTCCGACGATGGACACGGAGGCACCGCCCATGCCCATTAGATTGGTCATGATGGAACGCACCACCGCGTTGCACTTCTTGCGCACCGCCCCGGTCGCCGGCGTCGCATTGTCCAGGTCGAAGTCGATTTCCACGGGGATGGCCTGCCCGAACTCGGTCGCCCAATCGAACAGCACGCTGCCGTCCGCATCGGTCACCAGGCCCTGGATGGCGCCGAGGCGCATATTCTCCAGGGTCAGTTCGAGATCGTTGCGGATCAGCAATTGCCGCCGGGCGATTTCGGTCTGCACCTGCTTGAGTTCGGTTTCCGAACCGAAGGCACGGATGTTCTGCAGCTCGCTCGCCTGGATCTTCGAGTTCCGCGCCAGGCGCACGGTGTCGAAGCTGCGGCCCTTGCGCTTTTCCTTCTGCCGAGGATCGGGCGGCGCGCCGCGGGGCGAGGTGTTGATCAGCAGGGGACCGTCGCCGCGCTCCTCGACGAACACAGAGGTGGTGCGGACGGGCACAGGCTGGAACAGGCCGGGGATGCTGCCGAGCACGCCGGGCACATAGCCGATCTTGTCCACCGCGGCCGTGAGGCTGGTGGCGCTGAAGAGGTCCTGTTTGAAAACGTCCATGGTGATCATGGAAAAGCTCCTGGGCAGAGGCCGAAGTGCGGCGCGCGCCTGGCCCCCGGGCGAGAGGGGCGGGCGGCGCGCCGCGCCGCCGGTGTCAGCGAACGGTGATGCGGGCCCGCTTCAGGTCCGCGATGGCAGCCGCCTTCTGGGCATCGGTGATGCCGGCGGGCCAGGTGAGATCGCCATCGGTGACGGCCGCGATCTGGACGATGGCGGTGGCGCGCGCGGTTTCATCGGCGGCCGTGGTCACGCCATCCCAGAGGATCGCAACGGCGACCTCGCTGCCGTCCGTGGCCGTCGGGTCGAACGCTTTGTGGACCTCATCCGCATCCTCGATGCCGACCGTGATCTCATAGGCATCGCCCACGACATTCGCCGTGCCGCCGGCGGTGATCATGAACTTGACCTCCTTATTGAAGGCCGCGCCGTGCGTGGATTGCCCGATTTCGACGCCGTTGGGATCTTCCCAGCGCACGGTCGTGGCGGTCAGATGGACGCCGCGGTATTTGCCGTTCTTCGCCTTGGAAGAGACGGCCGGATTCGCCATCGCGATGGTGCTGGTTCCGGTGTTCCCGGCGACAGGCGCCGCGGTCGCGGTGACGCCCGTGGCGGTAGCCGTCTTGCCGAGCACGTGTCCGGCAACGAGGGTCTGGCTCGCGGCGATGACGATCGCTTCGCGGGACATGAAGTCGGGCAGTTCCGAAAGCAGGAAGCCACCCGCATGAAGGGTTTCGGTCAGCGTGGTCATGGTGATGCTCCTTCAAGCCGGCGGCTATACCGGCGGTTCACTTCTGGGCGACGCCGTACCGGCGGTTCACCTCGGCGGTCACCTCGTCCCAACCGGAGCCGCTCGCCTTGGGCGTGCGGGCCGTATCGAGATTTTCTTTATCGGCCGCCTCAGCGGCGCGTTTCGCCAGATCCGCACGCACCTGATCGAGAGGCGTTTTCGCCGTGACCATCTGGGATGCGACGACAGAGCTGACGCCAGCGATCGCGCAAAGCTCCAGCACCGCAGCCGCCGTTGCGGCGGTGTAGGCGTCGGCGGTGGGCGCAGGGTTGGCGGCAGCGGCAGCAGCAGCGGCGTCTTTCTCCGCCTGGGTCTTCTCGGTCATGGTGACCTCCTGTTTTGCGGCGGCCGCCGCGGGGGAAGGGATGAGGGTACGTGCAGCGGCGCGAAGGTGTTCGGGCGCATGGGCGTAAAGCCGGTAGTCGTAGGCCGAGGCCGTCGCGTCGGCGGCGGCCGCCTCGTCTGAGCTGGTGGCGAAGCCCCGCTCGACCGCATCCGCGCTGGTCAGCCACGTCTCGGCCGTCATCAGACCGGCGACTTCCTCTCGATCCGCGCCGGTCCGCCGGGCGTAGATGCCGGCCATCTGGCTATCGAGCTTGCGCAGCATCTCGGCGGATTTTTCATGATCGTCGGCGGTGCCGGAACTGTTGGCGGACGCGTCGTGGATCATCATCAGGGCGCCGCCGCGCATGACGATCTCCTTGCCCGCCATCGCGATGATCGACGCCGCCGAGGCCGCGATGGCATCAACGATGATGGTCACCTTGCCGTCATGGGCGAGCAGAGCGTTGTAGATGGCGATGCCATCCCAGGCGTTTCCGCCACCGCTGTTCAGACGAACGGGAATATCGCCTTCGACGCCCGCCAGCGTGTGCAGAACATCCCGCGCGGTGAAGCCGATTTCGTCATCCCAGAAGACGCCGCCGACGGGCCCGTAAAGCACCATCTCGCCATCAACCAGTAGATTTTTGGGCATGGAAGGTTCCTGTTCTGAGTTCTGGCGGGCCTGGTCTCAAGCGGCGATGCGAGCCTGCTGGCCGTCCTTCGGCATCAGGCTGGGGTCGGCGATGCCTGGCACGTCCGGAAAGGTGAGGCCGAGGCTGGCTGCGCGCTTGGCGTCGTCGGCAATGCGCTGATCGACCTCTTCCGGATCCTCGCCTTCGGCCTCGATCGTCTGCGACCTGGCGCGGAACCCGTTCTTGATGGCCAAGACTTCCGCCTGCCGGTCCTTGTAGGGATCGACCCATTCCCACCGCGGCGTAATCCAGTTCACGCCGAGGTACTGGCGCGGGGCCGTGGCATAGCCGGGCATCTTCAGCGCGCCCGACAGGGCCGCAGCATCGAGGAACCAGCGCCACACCGGGCGGCAGAACTGGAACACCATGACGCTGTGCTGGATCGCCTCGATCCGCCGGCGGAATTCGACCAGCGCCTGACGGCTGTTGCTGTAATTCGACTTCACCATGTCGCTGGTCAGCGCCATGTAAGGGAGGCCCAGGGCGGCGCTGATGCGGGTCAGGGCGCGATACTGCCACGCCTCATAGGCCCCACCGACGTCGGCCGGCGTGGAGAAGGTAATGTCCTCACCCTCTTCCAGAATCTGCAGGGTGCCGGGTTCCAGCGCCACCAGCGGGGGAGCGGCGCTCCCGTCGTCTTCGATGTCGAGGCCGACTTCGCCATTCGCCGGCTTGCGGATGAAACCGGCGAACATTGCCGCCGTCTTCTTCCGCTCATGCTCGGCGTCGTCGTATGCGTCGAGAGACCAGAGCGCGACGATGGCCGGCGTGAGCCGCGGAAGCCCGCGAATCTGCCCGGCCTCGACCGGGTCGAACACGTGCAGGATTTCGGACGCGGGAATCCGCACCGTGTCCGGGTTCGGGTCCTGCGTCACGTCGCCGGGATGGCGGCGGTAGAAGTGATATGCGACGCGCCGGCCGACGCGGTCGAACTCGATTCCCTGCCGGACCACGTTTCCGCCGGACGGCGTGATGGCGATCTGCTGGATCGGGCACATCTCCGAGGGGATGACCTCGATCTGCAGCGGTACGGCGAAGCCGTCCGAAAGATACCGGGGCCGCCGGCGCACGAAGCATTCGCCTGCGATGAAGAGTTCCCGCGCGACCCGCCGCTGCAGGCCGTAGAAATCTGTCAGCCCTTCGGCATCGGCGTCGTCGGTCCAGTCCTTGAAGAGCTGCTGGCCCGCGCTCTTCAGCTTGCTTTTTTTCTGCAGCCAGGCGGGCTTGATGCCGTAGCCCACCAGGGCCGCCGAGAACACCTCGACAGCGTTTGCCGCGTAGGGGTTGTTCCGCGCGAGGTAGCGCGAGCGCGCCAGCACGGTGTCGCCGGATGACTGGACCAGCGTATTGACGTGCTGCCGGCTGGGCAAAAACCCTGAGAGGCGGCGCTGATACTGCCCCGCTTCCAGGCCTGTGCCGGATGCAGGCGCGCGCGCCGTGGGCGTTCCCCGAAACCGGGAGAACAGACCTTCCAGCATTTCAGAGGCCCTTGTTCGACACGGCGCGCAGCGACCGGCTGCGGCGCGGCGCGCCCGACAGGTCGCGGTCGATGATGTCGAGCACCGAGCGCATGTCGTTCAGCGAGCGATATTTGACGGTCTTCCCATCATAGGTGACTTCGGTCGCGCCGCTCGCGATCGCCTCTCGCAGGGCCTCGCGCTGTTCGGTGGTGTAGGCCATGACGGTCACCCCATGTAGGAGGACGGCGCGACGCGCGATCGGCGCTTCGTCGGGCCCTTGGTTGCAGCTTGCGGCGGAGGCGGTGTCGGTGCCGGCGCGCCGTCCTGCCTGGGCGCCGGCCTGGACCTGCTGGCGCGCTCCGGCGCCGGCGGACGATCAAGCCGAATGTTGGTGGACAGGCGCGCGGCCATCGCCAGCACGAACGTGTCGAGCGCCTCGTTGCGCGCACCTTTGGGGCATTCCCAGATGCGGTACGGGCGACCCTCGCGAAACCGGGTCAGCACCTTCTCGACGGTGAGCTGTGCGAAATATTCAGCGTCGAATCCGTCGGCCGCTGGGAAATGGACATAGCCCGGGCGGATCTCTTCACCGTCGCCGAGCCGGATCTTCAAGCGGCCATAGATGGCGTCCTTCGCGGTATCGACGCCGATGGCGTAAAACTGCAGCGAATGGGTCTTCGACCTGGTGCCGCGCTTCGGCCAGATCGGCCGGGGCCCGCTCATACCCTTCGTTGCGTAGACCCCCTCTCGGCGGTAGGCCTTCGCGTAACTGAGCACCTCGGCCGCGTGGTGGCCGCCCATGTCGATGCAGCAGGCTTTCACGCGCATCGGCCGGCCGGTTTCGGTGACCAGCGTTTCGCGCCTCATGTCAGTGAGCTTGCGCCAGACATCCGGCTGCGACGGGTCTCCGAGGATTACCTCGTACCGGCAGGGCCAGCTCTCTTCGCCTTCCCCCCAGGCGATCCATTGCGCTTCCAGCCGGTTGCCCTGGACGTCCACCCCCATGGTCACCAGCCGGCAGAAGTCCGACAGGGTGTCATGGTCGAACAGCTCCAGCCGGTGCATGAACCCGTTCGGGTCCAGGCCCTCGCCTTGCTCCTCCCAGGACTCTCCGAGGACCGTGTTGACGAAGGTCTGCAGCAGCTCGGGGGATTTCCGGCAGTCGAGGAATTCTCGCACCAGGCCGGCTAGTCCGTCTTCGAGCAGCTTCGAATACAGCGCGTTGAAGCGGAAACCAGCGATCCCTTCGAACGGCCGCGTTGCCACCCACTTGCGATTGTCGATCGCCGCGAGCCGGTCACCTTCGGTCCACAGTTCGCCGCAGCCATCACACTGATAATGGGCGGTGTCGAACAGGTGTTTCCCGTCCTCGGCCTTGTCCCATTTCACCTGTTCCCAACGCAGCGGCTGGAACACATCGCAATAGGGGCAGGCGACGTGACAGACCCGCATGTCGGACCGCTCATATTCGCGCTCGATGCGCGAGAAACCTTTGCGCGTCGGGGTTGAGCCCCCGATGGTCTTGCGGTTCCAGAAGGTGGTCTGACGCTTGCGGGCCAGCCTGATGGGGTCACCTTCGGTGCCGGCGGACACCGGATACCGATCCACCTCGTCGTAGAGCACGACCCGCTTTGGCCGGGAGGCGAGGCCGGACGGCGCGTTCGCTCCGACCATGTCCACTTGCCCGCCCGGGAACTGCTTGTGCAGGATCTTGTTGCCAGAGTTCCGGGACTTCGGGTCGGCGATCAGGCCGGTCAGCGCGGGAGAATCCCGAACCATCGGCGCGAGCCGGTCTGTGCTCCAGGCCTCGGCCATCTCAACGGTGGGCTGGACCACCAGGATGGATGTCGGATCCTGGTGCATGAAATAGCCGACGACGTTGTTGATGACCTCCGTCCAGCCGAACTGGCTCGGTTTCAGGGCCCAGGCCTCGACCACGTTGGGGTCCGTGATGGCGTCCATGATGTCGCCAAGCAGGGGCTGGCGCTCGGTCCGCCAACGGCCCGGCCGCGCCGAAGTCTCTCGCGAGAGCTTGCGGAAGCGGTCCGACCATTCGGTCAGGCCCAGCGTCGGCGGCGGGCGCAGCGTCGAGAAAAACTCGGAGACCGCCTGCAGCAAACCGGGATGATCGACAACCTTAATCGCCGGCGTCGTCGCCCGGTTCTGCATCGACCCGTGTTCCCGTCAACGCCTCAAGAGCTTCCTCGACCCGCGACCGCACGATGGCCTCTCGCTGGGCGGTGGTTTTCTTGCCGTCCAGCAGCGGCGCAACGTCCGCTGGAATGGACAGGAGCACGCGCTTCACCTCGGTCCCGATCTGTTCCCAGGTGGAGGCAACGTCGGACGCCTTGACCAGCTCGCCGCGGGTGACGGCGTTTTCCATCGCCTTGGCGTCAGCTTGCTCCTTCGCGAGCCGGGCCCGCTCGGCTTCGAGCGACCCGACACTGCCGGCGGAAGCTTGGCGCCCGGCGGCCTGCGCCCGCAGGTGCTGGATGTAGGCCACGCGGCAGGCGTCGAGGTCATCACCGACATCGACAAGACCCCGTTCATCGAGGCGATGGTGCCGGTCTACGAAAAGCACGTCACCT